GCTAGTGGAAAGGGTATAAACAATAAAGGCAAATCAGTAATGGCAGATTTAATGAAAAAAACAGCTAACTTCCAAGACTCAAAAGCAGGACCCATAAAATTATCTTTGTCAGATCCTAGTAAACCATATAAAACTATTGGTACAAATAAATTTGAGTATCCTCAAGGACACCCATTAAGCGGGAAAAAAGTTAATAGCGTTTTTCACGAGTCTGCATCTGCAAACCCTGGTTCAGGCACAAAACAAATACTGCCTGATAACCCTAATTTATATTTTGATGCGTTTGCTGTTGAGGTTAAACCTAGTATGGCTTATACTCAAAAACTGTACAAACGAGAGGGAGGGCTTGTAGTGGATATCTTCAAACCTCTATGTTAATTTAAATTATGGCTATAGAAAAAGAAAATCAAGAACAGATCGAAGAAGAAGTAAAGGTTGATACACCACAGGAACAACCAGAAGGCTTACCACCAGAAGTCACAGTAGAGGGCCAAGAGCCGGTGGTAGAGGATCTAGAAGAAGAATTCTCTGCTAATTTAGCAGAGGGCATGGATGAAAGACTATTAAAAAGTCTTGGATCTGAATTATTATCTGAATATAAAAAAGATAAAACATCAAGAAAAGATTGGGAAGACGCTTACATTAAAGGTTTAGATTTATTAGGAACAAATTACACAGAGCAATCAAAACCTTTCAAAGGAGCTTCCGGTGTCACCCATCCTTTACTTGCAGAATCTGTAACACAGTTTCAAGCATCAGCTTACAAAGAATTATTACCTAGCGATGGTCCAGTTAGAACATCAATCGTAGGATTGAGAACACCGGCCACCGAACAACAAGCACAAAGAGTTAAAGAATATATGAACTATCTTCTTATGGAGAAAATGGAAGATTACACAACTGACATGGATCAGATGTTATTCTACTTACCTCTGTCAGGATCTACATTTAAAAAAATATACTTTGATGAATTTTTACAAAGACCTTGTTCTAAATTTATACCAGCAGAAGATTTAGTTGTGCCTTACTATGCTTCAGATTTAAAAGACGCAGGTAGAATCACACACGTAATCAAAATGACTGAGAATGATATAGTCAAAAAACAAGCAGCAGGTTTTTATAGAGATATTGATTTACCAAAACCACAACAGAAAAAAGATGAAGTTCAAGATGCAATCAATAAATTAGATGGCATGAAAGATACATATTCAGATTATATTTATAATTTATTAGAAATGCATGTAGATTTAAATTTAGATGACTATGAAAATTTTGATACTAAATCAAAAAAAGGTATTAAAATACCTTACATTGTAACTATTGATGAAGGCTCTGGTGAAATATTATCTATTTATAGAAACTACAAACCTGATGATGCTAACTTTACAAGAATAGAATATTTTGTGCACTATAAATTTCTACCTGGTTTAGGATTTTATGGCTTCGGTTTAATCCACATGATAGGTGGATTGTCTAGAGCTGCAACTATTGCACTAAGACAGTTGATTGATGCGGGTACTTTAAAAAATTTACCAGCAGGATTTAAGTCTAGAGGGCTTAGAGTAAGAGACGATGACCAACCAATTCAACCTGGAGAGTTCAGAGATGTAGATGCACCAGGTGGAAACATCAGAGATCAATTTTTTCAACTACCTTTTACAGAACCAAGTCCAACTTTATTTCAACTTTTAGGTTTTGTTGTCCAAGCTGGAACAAGATTTGCACAAATTACAGATTTAAGTGTGGGTAATGATACACAAAATAGGGCAGTTGGTACTACAATTGCTTTAATGGAGCGTGGATCTAGGGTTATGACGGGGGTTCACAAGCGTTGTTACTACGCTATGCGGTTAGAATTTAAAATTTTAGCAAGATTATGCGGAGAATATCTGCCTCCTGAGTATCCTTACGATGTTTATGGTGCAAATCGTATGATCAAACAACTAGATTTTGATAATCGTGTCGATATTTTGCCTGTTG